TCATTGACGATCCTCCCCAGGCTGCGGGTTCAGGCTAGCTCCAGTCACCTGCGCCACGTCAACGTCGCGCCTGTGGCGTCCCGCGCTGATGATCTCCGCCGCCTTGCCCAGGAACAGCGTCCCGACGCCCAGGAAGTAAGCTCCGGCGAAGATGGCCCCGTCGTTCCCGTTCTCCACCTTGCCGGCGATGACGATGGTCGCATGGGCCGCCGCATAGGCGGTCGACATGATGGCGAAGGGGCGGGCGATCTCGCCGATGAAGTGCGCGATGGGATCGAGGATGCTCTTCATGCCTTGCCCTCCGTCCGGGTCATGGACGCCATGACCTGCTGCTGCTGCCGGAGCTGACCGTTCAGCATCTCGACCTTCTCCAGCGCCGCCCGGGCGTCCTCGCGTGCCTCATCCCGCTCATGGCGGGTGCGCTCCAGCTCCGCGGTCAGCCTGGCAGCCTCGGCTTCCGCTGCCTCAACCCGCTGGTGGGCGTGCGCCAGGGCCGCCGTGATCCGCGCGACATCCGCCTGCAGCCGCTCGATCTCCTCCCGGAGGCCGCTCGTCACCTCTGTGAAAGCGTTGGCGGTGGCGGCGATGACTGCGGCCTCGCCGGTCGCGTGGTCCTTCGCGGCCGTGGCGTCGACCGCCCGAGCCGGAGGCCTCTGGATCAGGGCTGTCAGGATGCCCCCCAGCCCCAGAGCGCCCAACAGGCTGGCTATCCCCTGCCACGAGGCGAGCGGGGTCATCGGGTCGCCTGAGGACATGGCGGCTCCTGAGGTTGGCGGGTCGACCGGAAACGGTCGACGCTATTTCGCTTCACCGACCGGGCTGCGCGGACATACCCTGCAATCGGAGGTGGCTATGCGGTTGGCGATCTACGGAGCAGGCGGACAAGCCCGAGAGAGCGCATGGGTTGCCCGGCGACTAGGCTTGGATCCCATCCTCGTTTCCGACGATCTCTCCGAGCACGGCCAAGTGCACGGCTTCCCGATTGTTGGCCTGGAAGAAGTGCCGTCGGATTGCCCGGTAGTCGTGGCGATAGCCGACGGCAGCGCGCGGCGCCGTGTCGTCGCGCGAGTAGAGCAGCGGCAGCTGGCATTCTCAAACCTGATCGCGCCAACTGCTGCTTATGTCGGCCCGGCTGTTATGGATGAAGGCGGGATCATCGGTGACTTTACGGTTCTGAGCGACGTTCGGATCGGTCGGCACTTCCAGATCAACGTCAGTTCTTACGTTGGCCACGACTGTGTTATCGGCGACTTCGTGACGCTCGCTCCACGGGTCTCGGTCAACGGGAACGTCGTGATCGAGGACGACGTCTACATCGGCACCGGCGCCATTATCCGTAACGGAACCACAGAGCGGCCCATTACGATCGGACGGGGCGCGTTCATCGCTATGGGCGCTCTGGTTTCGAAGGACGTGGCGCCTGGGGCCAGGGTGATGCCGCGTTGGCCTAGGCCGACAAGTTCGCCTCATCCTTGAGCACCGCCGTGCTCCCGACCACGCCGGCAGTCGTGCAGATCTTGCCGGGTGACGCCCCTGCTGACGGATCGGAGAAGACAATACGGTCACCTTTGGCGACGGTGAGACCGGTCAGCGTCGCCGCCGAAGTCGCTCTATAGGTGGTGATGAGTTCGCCTGAGCCGTTCATGTCATGGCCAACCGGGACGGCCCTCTGCCCGAAGATCTTGTTCGTCACACCTGCACCGAACAGTATCTTGCCGTCGATCAGACCGATGGGCCCATCGGGCGTATCCGTCCCGGCCACAAGGGCAAAGCGCCCTGCTCCATGCGCGTGGATCGTCGGCCGGTTCCGGAAGATCACGCCCGTGGCACCAGCGGTTTCTTCAGTGTCCTGGATCAGCCGGATGCAGTGACCACAGGTCTCGTCACCCAAGAGCGCACCGAAGTGCCCGCCATCGAAGACCGCCCCCTCAGAGTCGCCGACCTGCACATCCGGGAACGGCAGGCCGGTGCCTGCATCGTCTGGGCCCTGGCTGCCGTATTCGTCGGCCTCCGTGTCGATGTACTGGACCCCGACGCAACCATCTTCCTGAAGCGTGTTCTGGCGCCACGAGTGCGTGTACCGGCCGCCGATGAACTTCGTGTTCCGGGAGGCACTTGAACGCCTCGCCACGAGAAAGCCGGCCATCTCGCACTTCACGAAGGACCCGCCGTCGAGGTTCGTGGTGTTGATCCCGAAGGCGGCACCTCCCTCAGCGTCCGTGCGGCCGGTACAGTGCTCGAAAGTCACGTCGGTCGGGTAAAGCGCCGTGCCGCGAAGCGAGTCGTAGGCATAGTTGTCGATCGCGGCTTGCACGTTATCCGCCTTTGAGTCCGCGCGGATGCCCTCGCCAGTTCCAGCATTCAGGACGTGACATTCGCTGAACTTGTTGCCGCGCAGAGCTCGGACAAAATCTTCCTGCCGCGCAAATTCATAGCCGAGATCGCCAGCGTGGTGGACGAAGCCAGACTCGGTTGTCCCGTGAACCATCACCCGCTCGACCCGCATGCCGTGGCAGCCAGACAGCCGGACGCCGAAGGAGCCGCTGTCCGTCACGCCTGGCTGGATGGGACGCGAGAGTTCCTCGACGAGGATATCGAAGAAGTGGTTGTCGTGCGGGTGGGTCGTAAAGGCGTAGCCGGCCAGGAAGTTGATCCGATTGCTGGCCATCTGCGCTGGGTCGGAGAAGAAGGCTTGGCTCCCGTCGGGCTTGCGGCCGCGGACGGACCAGTCGCTGCCGATCCCCATCGTCAGCTTGTCGCTGGCGAGCACCCGTATGCGTCCAATGCTGCAGCCGGAGATGTTGCCGCCGAGCTGGATAGCGGCTGCGCCGCCCGCGGAGATGGGGCCGAGATCCTTGTCTGAAATCAGCGCCAGGTCGCGAAGGACCACCCCGACGACATCATCGAACTCATCCGGGGCGCCGACGGTGGATTCGTTGCCGTAGTCCACTCCGATCAGGACGCATGCGTGGGCAGATGCCGAGGAACCGGGCGTGCCGCTGGACCGGACGTCGATCTTGCCCCCCCGAACGGTGCAATGGCTCATGGGACGGATGCCTGCGACCCGGCCGCCCGCGAGGTTGGGCTGGAGGACGCCTCCGGCAAGATCGAGGTCGACGAATGGCCGTACGGCCGTTTCATCCTCGGTCGTCGTGGTCGCGCCGGGCTTGAGGCGGAGGATGCCTCCTTGGAAGGTCGAGTTGTTGCTGACCGCCTCGATGGCCGCAGCCAGCTTCAGTGTGTCGTCGGTTGAGCCGTCACTCTTGATCCCGAAGAATTCGCCATGGTTCAGGTAGGGGAGGGCGTCCCCCAGCGTCGTGACGATTGATGGAAAACTAGGTAGAGACGCGCCGACCATCTGGGCACCGGTCCCAGAGGCGAGGTCGGCAGTGTCGACCTTGTTCAGGATAGACGGAGCGTCCGGCGCGCCAGAGGCGAGGTCCTGGATCTGCTGCAGAGCATTCTCGACGGCCTCGCGATCAGCCGCGACCGCCGCAGCGTCGGGCCCTGTGACCTCCTCCACCTTGCGCTGCACCAGCGGGGCGATCAGAGCGGCTCCAGAGACGGTCACGACAGCCCGCCGATTGACGACTTCGATCCGACGGTCAGCCATTCTGGGTCGCTCCGGGCTGGATGGTGAAGGAGCCTTCCATCATGCGGGTCTTCTCAAGTCCACCGCCAGTGATGTGAAGATCGTAGGCGAGGATGACCGGCTTTCCGGCGCCTGAGGCGTTCAGGAGGAGGCCCTCGATGGTGGTCTCGTTGATCCTGATCTGGACCGTCGAGACTGTCTCTCCGTCGACCTCGATCACGCTGACACTGATGCCTTGGGCGTTGGAGGCGGCGTTTGCCAAGGCAATCAGCGGATCGCCCGGCGCATCCGGGCGCAGCCGGACGTGCATCGCAAACGTCGCGGCCGAGAAGTCGAAGCCGGCGAAGTCCGTCTGGTCGACGAACACGCTCCATCGCTGGGCGACGAGGTCGACCCGGGCGGGTGTGATCATGGCTGTCTCGTTGGTCTGGCCGCCTAGACGGCGACGTACTGCAGTTCGTAAGGGGGAGCGGTGACCCCGGCTGGCGCACTCGCGCTCAAGGTCAAATCGCCGAGCTCCGACACCACGACGTGCGCGTCGTCGATGCAGAGCCCATCGTCATTGGCGACGACGAACAGGCTCTCGCCGGCCGCCACGTTGAGGGCCAACATCCCAGGCGGCGCAATGATGGTTCGGAGGATCGCGCCGCTCGCATCGTCGACGACGAGGGTTCGCTCCGTCACCGCTTCTCCTCCCGAACGCTGAGGAGCATCGAGGACACTTCCTGTGTCGCCGCCCCGCCGTTGCTGAGGGCGATCCAGACCTCGTACGTGTAGGAACCCGCGGCCAGGGTCTCGACTACCGACGGCGTCTGCCAGCCCTGCAGCAGGTCGCCGTTAATGGCCGTGAACCACTGGTCGTAGACGTTGCCGTTCGGCGGAACGCGCTTGATCTGGATGTTCGCTGCGATGTCGCCGGCCGCCGGGTGCCAGACGGTCAGGAAGAAGTTGGCCCTGATCTCTAGCCTGCCGCCTGAACTCGTATAGGTGACGGTCCCGACCTTCTTGTAGGTGGTCCCGGTCAGGGTCTGCGCCGCGCTTGTCGCGGACGAGGCGAAGTTCGTCACCGCGTTGGGAGTGATCTGCGCCGTGTCCGCCTCGTCCAGCACCGAGAGGGTGCCCTGATCCACGAAGGTCGACGCTTTCAGACCAGTCAGGATGACGGGATCTAGGACCAACGGGTCAGAGGTGCGGTTTCCCCGGCGGTAGGAGATCGCAGCTTCCCAGCTGCCGGGCGGCAGGCCGCGGATGACCACCTTCTCCACGTCCGGGGCTTCGACCCGGGCGTCGCTCCAGTCGGTCGCGCCTACGGCCCGGTGCTGGATGATGATCTGGTCCGCCAGGCCGTCCGTCATGGCCCCGGTGATGACGATGGCCGGCAGTTCGGAGCCGTCGTCGCCGGTCACCGTCCCCGCCACAGCGGTCCATTCGGTCGCCTCGGGAGCCGGCGGGGTAGGATCCACGGCCGTGAGGCTCGGGCTGTCCGGCGGGCTGGCGCTCTGGCCGAGCGCCCATGCGTGCTTCGCATCCGTCTCCGACCGGCATTCCAAGGTCACGATGGCCGAGGCCGGATCGAATGGCCGGCGCATCAGCACGACCTTTTGGCCGTTCATACCGGTCTCAGCGGCCTCGATGGTGAAGGCGTCCCCCGCCCGCAGGCCCAGCATGTAAGGCTTGGCCGGGATCGACGGCCGCAGGGTCTCGCGGGCGTTGGCGAGGTCATAGGCCGCCAGTTCCGCTGCTTGCTTGGCCTGGCGGACGTAGCGGTAGGAGACCTCGCGGGTGCGCGGCTCGCCCCGGTCTTCGGTGACGTAGGTCTCAGCCGAGACGGCGCCGGCCGGGACCTCCTCCCACTTGTGTGGCTCCGACCGATAGCGGGGGATGATGGTGTTCGGCCGGTCCCGGCGCGAGGCCATGACCCCGATCCGCACCGGGCCGACGATGTCCTCCTGCGTCAGGGTCAGGATCGACGCCCGGGGAGCCTCGGTCATACAGCCGATCATGGCGCCGCGGTTCAGCGGAACGGCCCCGCCGGCCTGCAGCATGGCGGCCAGCACCTGCCACTTGTCGTCAGACGTCGTCCACTCGCCGCTGATCTTCCAGCCGTTCGCGTCGGCGATGTTCGCGCCGTCGACAAAGCTGGCGATGTCGATAGTCGCGTCAGGAGCTCCGACACCGGCCAGCCGCTTTGTCCGGTCGATCGAGCCGTCGGTGTTCAGCTTGAAGTGCCCGCGCGCCCACGCCAGCGCGTGCAGATGCGGGTTCTCCGAATAGGCCCAGGTCGTCCAGTCGTCGCGGCGCTGAGAGCCCGAGCCGCCCGGATAGGTGCTGTCCAGTCGAGGATCCCAGACCAGCATCCCCAGCAAGGTCCAGAGCGGCCGCGGAACCCCGCTCTCGTAGCTGGCCCGCTTGGAGTTGTTCTTCAGGGTCCAGAAGCTGGCGGCGAGGCCCGGCGTCTTGTGGTTCGTCGTCCACTCGCTCATCGAGGGCGAGCCGTCCGCGACGCCCGACGGGGGCTGCAGGGCTGTATCGGTGGGGAGCCCCAGCCGATACGTCATCCACATCTTGTCCTTGTAGGGCTCGACGCTCGCGGCCAGGCCGTCAGGACCCGGGAAGGTGACGACGGTGTCGTTGGCCTTGAACTCGGCCACGCCCGAGATCGGCCCGAGGCTCAGGGCCGTGGCGAACGACAGGTAGAGGTTGCCCTTTCCCCAGACGTTGGCGTGCAGCTGCCGGCCGCCGACGCCGAAGCGACCCATGACGCCAGAGATAGGAGCGGCCGGGTCGGCCTTGAAAGAAGTCGGAGAGCCGCCAGCGCCCACCTGCGGCTGCATCAGGGCGGTCATGGCGTACGACAGCGCGGCCGAGGCGGCGAGGCTCCCTGCCGCGCCCACGATGGCCGACGCCGCAGCGAATGACGCCTTGCCGACTCCGACCGCGAAGAGGCCGGACGTGAGCGCAGAGGTAGCCGCTGCTCCGACCCAGCTGATCGCAGTTCCTACGGCGGCGGCGACGAACATCTAGATCGACCTCCACGCGTCGGCGTACTCGACAGGCTGGAACACAGTGCAGACCCCGGCCGCCTCCCAGAAGCCGAGGACGCGGCCGTTCCCGACAGAGACGGTCAGGGCCACGTCGCCCTCCTTTGACCTCAGCGAGAGGATGTCCCCGGGTAGGGCCATGGCCGGCGCGATCCGGGGCAGGCCCAGAGCGTCCACCGCATCGGCCAGGGTCTCGTAGCCGAGCCGCTTCATTACCCGCCTGGCGCCGACCTCCGACGAGTAGGAGCCCGCTTTCAGGAGGGAGGCCCGCACGCCCTGCTTGCGCAGCGCGAAGGCCGCCATACGGACGCAGTCGTCCGTTCCGAGCTTCAGCGGCTTGTCCCGGAAGCGGTCGATGGTGGCTTGCACCGCCGCCACCCGGCGGATCATCGGGTTCGGCATCAGAACACGCCCCGGATGAAGTCGATGGTCCCGCCGCCGATGCCGCCGCCGCCGCCAATCGGCGAGCCGCCATAGCCCCCGCCACCGCCGCCGCCCGTGGTGTCGCTCACCACCCGCGGCCGAGGCGCGTCGTAGCCCCACGGCAGATCGCGCTGGATCTCGGTGACGTACTGCATCCCCAGCGCCCCCGGGTAGACTGACTGCCAGAAGGCATTGTTGAGCCGGTGGCCCTCGTTGGCCTCGAACAGCCGCTCCCATGCGGAGACGGCGTCGAAGCTGATCACAGTGGCGTTTTCGCTGGCCTCGACCTCGGCGGTGTCCAGCTCGCCGGCGAAGAGAAGCTCCGGCTCGCCGATGACGGCCCCCGTCGCCTGATCGACCGCAGCGAACCAGACGTAGATCGGTGAGCCCTGGTTGGCCGGGCTGGTGATGTCCGCCAGTGCAGGGAGAATCGCCGGCAGGAAGTTGAAGCGCACCGTCGGAGCCTCGGTCCCGACCTGCTCCGTCATCTCCTCGACCGCATCGAGGACGCCGTAGACCTCATCCTCTCCGCTGTAGGTCTCTCCGTCGTGGACGACCTCGCCAGCCCTATCCACCAGCCGGATCGTGTGCCCCGGAAGCTCGATCTTGAGCAGCAGGCACACCAGCGGCGCCGCACCTTTCAGCGCGGCGTCGAGAGACGCATCTAGGGACATTTTGCCTCCGGAACGAGGTCTAGTGCGAGCTCGCCAGCCGCTCCGCGTTCGCAATTGCGGCTGCGCGGGCCTCCATGCCGATCTGGTTCCGCTCGTGAGCGCTCCAGACCACATGGCCGAAGACCGCCACGAACAGAACGCCGCACAATTGGAAACCGTGAAGAACTGTCAGCGGAGCGACGATCCCGGAGTGGATGCCCGCGAAGCCCGACATGCTCAGGAAGATCGAAGCCGCGCCGTAAGCGATGCTCCCCCACTGGTAACGGTAACCGGCCCTAAGCAGTCGGCTCCATTCAACTGGTTCTCGCGGCTGAATGATCGAGAAGCTGTAGATCGCGTCTGTGAAGATCCAGAACATGAATGCAGCTGCGATCATAATCAGCGCTGCAGCGAAGAACGGCGCCCCTTCTGATCCTGAGGCTACGAGTGCGGCACCCGGCAGCGCCGCCACCGCACCCATCAGCGCTTGGATCCGCTGCCCTTCGAGCGTCTTGTAGTCTGTCGGTGTCACGGCGCCCTCCAGCCGAGAGCGTTTCATCTGGTCGAGCATCTGTCTACTCGCGCTCGGTGATCGTGAAGGAGAGGCCGACGAACATCCCGCGGTCGACGGTCCATTCGGTCGCCCGGCCGGAGATGAAGCCCTCGATCACCGGCTCAGCGAAGTTGGCGGCCGAGTTGTCGGCCGGCGAGCGGCGGATCATCGGGTTGATCGGCAAGGCCGCAGCCGCGCCGCCGGAAGCGACGGTGTCGGTGGCCACCTGGTAGAGGAACTTCCGCCCAGAGACCGTCAGATTGAACCACTGGCCGGCCCGCGCGACGTACTCGGGGGTGAAGCCGTCGAGCGCGAGGGACGAACCCAGCTGGCCGCCGCCGTTCACCAGCGGGGAGCCGGGCGCGCCGACGTCAAACTCCGGCTGCGGGATCGGCAGGATGACGGTGTCGGCCTCGGCGCTGGTCAGGGCCGCTACCCACGCCATGGCCTCGTCGTAGTAGAGGGGCGGCAGTTCGACATCGGCGGCCCACTTCGACCCCAGGCGGCGGATCCGGCTGGTCGGGCCGCCGAAGGTCGGCTCCAGGTCACGCCGACGGCTCACCAGCCGCCAGTTGATCACCACCGGCACGTCTGTCGTGGGAAGCACGATCGCCATCAGCGGACGAAGCTCTGACGGGCGCGGCGGACGGCCTGGCGGCGCTCCTCACGCTGGACCGCATATCCGGTGAGGGCGGCGTTCGCTGCGATGGGCGTCGCCACCTCGGCCGCCTTGCTCTCGACGTAGGCGTTCAGGCCCTCCCGGTCGGCCGTCACCCGCACGTCGACCCGGGCGGCGATGGCCGCGGCGGAAGCGTCTCTGGACTGGGCGTCCCGGGCGCTGAAGGCGCGAACCGCCGCGGTGGAGGCTTCCGCGCTGGTGTTGTCGTTGGCGGCCGAAGGCAGGCTGGCCGCGCCACCGCCGCCGTTCTTGAGGCCGAGGCCTGCCAAGAGGCCGAGCATGGCCGCGACGGCCGGGAAGGCCCACGGCCCGAGCGCCTCGAACATCTTGGCCGCCCCTGCTGCCGTGGAGGCGGCACCCTTGGCCATGGAGTTGGCGACCGACGAGGCGGCTTCCTGCCGGCCGAAGAGGATCGACTGGAGCATCCCGGCCAGTTGCTGCGCCCGATAGACCTGCTCGATGGCCAACATGACCCGGTAGCCGTCGGAGCCCTCGCGAAAGAACCCGCGAGCGGCGGCCGCCATGTCGCCGTAGCTCTGGATCTGCGCCTGAGACCGTTCCCGCTCCGCCTGCATCGCCGTGAGCCGGTGTTCGCGCTCGGCGAGGGCCATGCTGGCCAGCCGCTCTTCATAGCCGGTCATGGTGGTAAGCAGGTCGCCAAGCGCCCGGCCAGTTTCCCCGAACGCCGAGGAGAGCCCGTTGGCCATGTCCCGGGTCAGGTCGTCGATCAGGCGCAGCTCGTCGGCGGTCTGCTCGAGCGTGTCGTAGATGTCGACGAACATGCCCTGCAGGGGTTGCAGGTTCACCCGCTCAAGCTGCTGAAGGCGCTCAACGACATGGGCAGTCTCGCGAGCCCCGTCTCGGCTGGGGCTCCCACTGCGCCGTTCCGCGTCGGCGTCTCCGGCTTCCCCGCGGATACGGTTCCGCGCCGCGTTGGTGATGCTGCCGGCGAGCGCCGCACGTTGCCGGTCCAGCCATGCGAGCCCGTCCTGGGCCCCCTGCGCCGCGCCGCGGGCGAACGCTCCGCCGGCTGCGCGCCCGGCCCCGGCGAAGCGGTTGGCGAATGCGGGAGCCTCGATCGCGCGGATCAGCGGCAGGTCAGCGCCCGGGCTGACCGCGTTGGACGCCAGGATGAAGGCGTTCAGCAGCGTCCGCCCCCGGTTGACCATGTCCACCACGGCCCGGATCACGTGATTTGCCGCCGAGATGGCGATGTCGCCGAGCGCCTCGGGCAGCATGCCCCACGAAGCGATGATGCCGCCCCGCGCCGCGCCGAACCCGGCCGCGATGTTCCGGATGCCCTGCCAGACGAAGGACGTCACCCGGTCCATGGTTTCGCTGAACCACTCGCCGAGCTTCGTCACCGAGGGCCCGACCTTGTCCCAGATGATGTCGCGCAGGTAGCTCAGCGAGCCCCCGACGACGTCGCCCATCGTGACGCCGCGGTTCTGGACGTTCTGGAGCTGCTTCTCCGTCAGGCCCATGCCTTCGGTCAGGTCGCCGAAGTCCTTGTTGAGCTCGCGCGTGGCGATGGCGAGGGTGCCTCCGATCGCAGCTGTTGCAGCCCCGACCGCAGCTATGAGCGGGAGGAACGGGGCCATCGCTCGCCACGTGGCCGCCGCCGCGGCGTTCATCGCCGCCGTGACGGTCGTTCCGGTGCGGGCCGCCGCCATCTGGAAGGTGTCCAGCACCTGCGGCCCCTGCTGGATCGCGATCAGGAGCGGGTTCATCCCCATGGCGGCGGTGACGCCGATGTCGGTGAACTGGCGGGACAGGTTCAGTCCTTCGGCCGCTGTCAGCCCCATGCCGCCCCGGACGGCCGCGAGGGTGGCCGCTTGCTGCCGGATCGCTGTGTTCGCGACCATCTGGGCGGCGCCCTGACCACGAGCAGCCGCAGCGAGCCGCTCGGTCGCCGTCTCGGCCCGGACCGCCGAAGCGGTCAGGTTGTCCAGGTGGCCGTCCGCCCGGGCGACCTCTTGGCTCTCGACGCGGATCCCGAGGGAGGCGAGGTCGGTCATGACGTGCTCTCCTTCGCAGCCTCAGCGGCGGCTTTGGCTTCGCGGGCTTTGATCGCCGCCCGCAGGCTGGCACGGATTTCCGCGACGTTCGTGGGCTTCGGCTTGCTCGACGGGCGGCCCGGCATGGCGGCCTCGTAGGCGTCGTCCAGCCGCCGGATCAGGCGCTTCTGCCAGTAGGGCAGGCCGCCCGGCACCGCCTCGGCGTAGGCATTGATCTCGGCCCAGGTGATCTGCTGCGTCGCGAAGCCAACAAGCCGGGTCGGCCTTAGAGCGGCGAAGTCGTCCCAGACGTGCCGGAGCGCCTCGGGGAAGGGCGGCAGCCGGGCGCCCGAAGCGCCCGCGGCGACGGCCTCGGCGAAGGCGATCAGCTCTCCGGCGAGGCCTTCATGAAATTTGCCCGGTCAGCGACGAAGACGCGGACCTGTTGCCGGAGCCAGCGCAGGCGCTTGTAGAGCTTCTTGGCGTTCTCCTCCGAGAACTTCAGGACCTCGCCGTCGAGGACGATGCCGCTCCAGCCGACCGTGGCCCGGGCGAGGCGGCTGATCTCCTTGGCCTCAGCCAGTTCGGCCGTGATCGGCTGCCCGCCACGGAGGCTGCGGTTGACCAGCTGGCGGTCGAACTTGACCAGCTCGTCGCTGTCGTCGCCGAGGAGCGTGATCGTGACGGCAGCCCCGTCCTCCTGCAGCACCGGCTGGCCGTCGGGGCCGTGCACCGGCATCGCGACGCCTTCGTTGGCGACGTCGGCCGTGTCGAGAGAAGCGAGGTCCATGGGTTCTGTCCTTGGAAAAGGACGCCGGGGCGCGACCCCGACGCTGAAGTTGAAGGCGGGATCAGGCGACGGCTTCGGACGGCTCTTCGAAGAAGACGTTCAGGCCGGCGTTGAAGGTGCGCTTGGTCACGTCGTTGGCGCCGCCGACGTTGTTGCGGGCGCTGAAGATCGGGCCGCGGCCGTAGAAGGTGGTCGGGGTGTCGTTGGCGTCGGCCTCGTCAGCCAGCACGATCTTGATCGCGTACTCGAACTTGGTGGCCGCGGCGGCGGCGAGCGCGATCTGGCCCGCGTCGAGCGGATCGCGGGCGACGATGATCGGCAGCATGCCGTTATCGACGGCGCCCTTCAGGTGCTGGACGCTCGGACCCTTCAGAGGAGTGAAGGTCACGTCCTGAGCCTGCGGGCCGAACTCGCCGATGCTCTCGACGCTGCCGATCTCGACGTAGCTCAGACCCTCAAGGGTCGCCTGATCAGTCGCGGCAGTGACCGGGCCGATGAAGACCGACGACCCTTCGGAAGTACCAATGGCCATTGCGGCCTCCTGTGAAGTTGGTTCCGCAGCCCACGCGGCAGGAGAGGGCGGCCTGGCGCCTTAGGAGGCAGTCCAGGGAATGGTGACCGGCGTCTCGGTCCAGGCGTCGCCGGGCAGGGGGCTGGCGTGCCAAGGCTCGCCGAGCTTCACCCGGGCCGAGCCCTCGGTGAGGAGGAGCGCCTTCGGGAAGTGTGCCTTGACCGCGTCGACGGCCGCGCTGGCCTGCACGATGCCTTTGCCCTTGGGCCAGACGACGGTGATCTGGAGCAGGCCCTGATCGATCCGCCCCGTCTTCAGGCCCGACCAGAACGGGGCGTTCGGGAAGTGGTCGACCCGGAAATACGGCTTGCCGGCTTCGGGCGTGAAGGTGACGTCCGGCATCGCCTTCCTCATGACCGGAGAGCCGTAGGCGAGGCTGTCCGCCCGGGAGAGCAGGGCCTTGGCCACTTCAGCCGCTGTCGCCATGCTCAGCCTCCGGTGCGGGCTTTCACCTCGTCGCAGACGGACGAGACGATCTGAGGCCAGCGCTGCGCCGCCAGAGCGACCCATCGATCGCCGGGCTGGCCCCGAGCGCCGTACTCGCGCGGACGGGCATATTTGGCCGTGTAGACGAAGGTCAGCGGCTGGGTGATCTCGGCCCCGGCGATGACCAGGCTGATCTGGCCGGCGTCGTAGGTGGAGGCCGCCGGGCCTTCCGGCTTTTCCCGCGTCGCCGGCAGGGCGACAGAAGTGGTCCCGATGAGCGAGGCCCGCAGGAAGCCGGTGTCGACCCGAAGATTGCCCCCGAGGCCCCGAGGGGTCTGCATCACCTCAACGACGCGCTGGGCGCTCTCCTTGTGGACCGCCTCCCGCCGCTCCTTCGTCTTCGCCACGAAGGCGCTGATCTGGGCGGAGAAGGAGCCTTGGGCCATCAGATCGCGCGGTCGAAGCGCCAGTAGTCGAGCGCAGAGGCCCACGCCGAGCGCCACGACAGCCCCTGACGACGGAACAGGAACAGGTCCCGGAGCAGGTAGTGCAGGACCGGCGCATGGCCGGGGGCGCGATAGGGCCGCATGCCGTCACCTCAGGTTGGCGAGGAAGTCGATCCGGGTCTCGCAGACGCACCGGCAGCCGATGATCTCCGACGCCGGGGCCCCGAGGCTGGTGTCCCCCGGGAACAGCATCCGGGCGCCGGACGGGCTAATGAAGGCCTCGGCCAGCCGGACGCTGTCGCCGCTCAGGCCCCGGTGAGTGTGACGGACCCGCAGGTCGCCGGCCGAGCGCCAGACCCGGCGGACGGCCGACTCCGCGATCTTGCCCGACGCGACGGCCTGCCGGATGGCCTCGTAGGCGGCCCGGTTCAGCGGGGTCAGGGCTTCCGTCCGGCCGATCATCTCGCCCCGGAGCTGGAGCAGGCGGCGCTCGTAGGCGATGATGGCCTTGGCGGCGATCTCGGCCGGGACCGGCTTCTCCTCCCGGATGGCCTTGGTCACCGACCGGTCGAAGCGCTTATCCCGGCGCCCGCGTGTCAGGTACTGGCGGAGCAGGGCAGGGTCGCCGGAGGCCAGTTCTTCCCGGGCGTTGCGGGCATAGCCCTCCTGCGCCTGTGTCAGGCCAAGGATGCCGCCCTCGCGCCGGCCGGTGGCCCGGTTCACCCGGCCCACGATATCCAGCGCGGCCGAGCGCGGGTTCCGGCCGCTCTCCATGCTGGCCAGCAGCGACATGCGGACCGCGGCGCGCTGATCTTCGGTGATGCGCGTCACCAGCCGGGCCGAGTGGTCGCGAAGCCAGGCCTCTGCCTCAGGGTTCCGACCGTCGAAGCGGACAGTCAGCGCGGTCCCGTCGGGCAGCCGACGCGGCAGGGCCTCGGCCGCCTTCCTGCCACCCTCCGCATGCGCGTCCCGGATCCGGTCGAGCAGCTCGTCGTAGGCGGACGGATCGATGTCCAGCGTCTCCAGCGCACCCTCGATGTCACGAGCCTCGATGCGCGAGATGAGCCGCTGAAGCTGGACGGTCGAGCGGATGTCCTCGACTGCCCGGAGGAAGGTTTCGGCGACCAACCGGCCATAGCGGTCCTGCAGGTCGTTGAAGACCTGCTGGAACGCTCCGGTTCTGGCCATCGTCAGTCCTCGATGATCGCCCTGGTGTGCACGCCCGCGGCGGCCATGTGGTCGAGATAGGCGTCCAGATGGGCGTGAGCCGCGGCCCGGATCGCTTCCTGATCGGCCTCAGGAGCCCCGCGCATCGCGCTGCCGGTGATCGCCTTGCCCTGCGAGATGATGTCCTGCAGCGAGGCCGTGGCCAGCACCAGCGCTTCCTTGCGGTCGGTCATCGGCGAGCCTGCACCCAGTAGAAGACGGGCACGCCGGCCGGGGAAAGCGGGTCGACGGCGATGACACTGTAGGCCTGACCGGCGGCGTCCAGCAACTGATGGTCCGTGGAAGGCTCGACTGCGAGCCCCTTGGCCGCGACGAGGATGCGCTTGTCGGTGGCGAGGATCCGGGTCCCGTCGATGTCGCTCTTCTCGAACTCCAGCACCGCCATGACGGCGTCGTCGTCGGTGATCGTCGGCTCGCCGGGGTCGTAGGAGGGGGCGGAGCCGGGCGTCTCGACCCGTAGCTTGCCGGTCTGGCCGAACTTCTGGATCAGGCGCTCGGCCGTGGCCGCGGCGCGGGTGTAGTCGAAGGTCATCCGACGGCCCAGATGCCGAGGCCTGCGACGCTCTCCGGACGCAGGAACGGGGCGAGCAGGCCTTCGACGGCCGTCAGGCGCACTGTGGCGTCCGCGACCACATCGCCGGAGCCGGAGACGTACTCGACCTCCAGCGGGCCGACCTTCTCGCGCTTCACAGCGGCGGCGGCGGATACGGCGACCGCGAGGCCGCCCGGGTTCTGCGCCTCGTACAGGGCGGCTGCATAGGAGGCCCGCTCAATGGTGCCGGGGATGCTGTCGGTGGGAACGTCGACGCCCTGCACAACCGCTCCGGTGCGCGGCCAGGCGCGCTCCTGCTCAAGCGGATCCGTGCGGGTGCCGATGAAGCGGCTCTCGTAGAGCCCGTCGATGTAGTCGGACGCGCGCTGGCGGAGAATGGCGGGCTCCGGCGAGCCTTCGGGCAGGCTGTAGCCGATCCCGGCCAGCCATGCCGATAGGTCGTTGTCGGAGCCGTAGCCAGCCATTGAGCCCTCCACTACGGTGCTCGCGAAGGGAGACCGACCGATGGGATTGAGGTTCACCGGCCGTCAAAGCAGCACGGCTGAGTTCGAGACTGTTCTGGAGGCCTTCGACGGAGATCAGCGCGTCGTCGTCGTGACCTCACGTGAGGCACTGGACGATCACGGGCTTGAATTAGTCCGCGATCGCGCCTCAGAGAAATACTACGCTGGCGAGCGCGAACCTGACGGCCGGGTTCGGGTCTTCACGGGGGACCTTTAGACCGCCCGCCGGCCCCTTCACCGTCGAGGATGGCGGCGAAGGCGGCCTTGTCCTCGTCGGACAGGCCCTCGAAGGCCTTGGCGTCGTCCTCGCGGAGACCCTTGCCGACCTTCTGGCCCTTGCCGTCGAGGATGCTCCACCAGCCCTTGCCGCCATCCTCGACGGTGAAGGGGCCGGCGGGCGGCTCGTCGTTGTTGACGCCGGTCTTGTTGGCCGAGGAGCCGGAGATGGTGCGGTAGCGGCCGCGCCAGCCCTTCGGCTCATTCTTGACCGTCAGCTCGGTGCCGACGGGGATTTCCTTGCCGTCGGCCCCGTAGATGCCGCGGCCGGTGATTTCGATGCGCATGGTGCGCTCCTTCCTCAGGCGGGAAGGGCCCCGGCCGAAGCCGAGGCCCCAGCCGGTTAGCTGTCGATGTCGGTCGAGTAGAAGACGCCCGACTTGCCGTTGTAGTCGCCGCGGATCTCGATCCCGAGCGCGCCCATCACCAGGAACTGGTAGTTGTCGGTCGGGTTGAGGCGCGCCATCGCCGTGGTGTTCACGGCCATGCCGACGATCGGGCGGATGAAGCGAGCGTTCGGCACGAAGCCGAAGAACTCGTTGCCCGAGAGCTTGAAGGTCACCACGATCTTGGCGATGCGGCGGTTCTTCAGCAGGTGCTCGAGCAGCGTGCCGCCCTTGAAGCCGCTGGACGTCGACAGGTCGCGGTCCAGGTTCCGGCCGATCTCGGGCGAGATGTAGAGGTTCACCCGCTCCGTGATCAGGTTGGCGTCGAGCATGGCGCCGAGGGTGTTGTTGAAGAACGCGATGATCGCGTCCGTGGTGGTGGCGGGATCGCTCAGGTCGATGTTCGCGCCGCCGCCGGCCGTGCCGAGGTTGATGGCCTTGGACAGGCTGGAGGTGCGGATGCCGGCGGCCGGGTAGCCCTGGAAGGTGATGTTGTCGTCACCGTCCAGCACATAGTCGGCCATGTTCCGGTTCAGCTTGTCGAGCGCGCCTTCCTGGTCGTCGGCCAGCGCGTCGAAGTTCTCCGACCGGAGGGTGTTCCACTCCCGCCACTCCCGGCCGTAGCCGTCGGAGAAGATCGGCACCGGGGTCCCGCGGTAGTCGTAGACGGTGTTGTCCATCGGGACCGGAACCTGACCCGACATGGAGCGGATCACCGGGTTGGCGGTGTCCGAGGCCACGCGGCTCATGTGGACCAGCTTGCCGATGTTCACCGGCTTCGCCAGCGCCATCAGATCCGTCATGAAGACGTTGCCGCCGTCGTCGCGCATCACGCGGGTGGTGATGGTGTCGAGCTCGAGCCAGGCATCGCGGGGCAGAACCGCCGCGGCGTTGGTCACGCCCGAGATGTCCCCGTAGAGGGCCGCGTGGGCGTCCTCGGTGCGGTGGAAGTGCTCGCGCGCCATGCTGACCTCGCCCCACCACTGCTGGTGAGGCCGGGAGTTGGCGACGAGCTGTTCGTCGAAGTAGCGCATCGTCAGCCCTCCTTAGGCCGCGGCGGTCAGGTGGCCGTTGGTCGCCGCGCGAACGCGGACCAGCTGGGCCGAACCGGTGTTGTTGTTGTAGGCCTCCTCCGAGTAGGCCACGACGAGGTCGCTGGTGGAGGCGATGGCGAGGGCGCCGTTGGCGGCCGGGGTCAGCGGCGTGCCGATCGACAGGTTGTTGCCGGTGGCGACGCGGGCGTTGAAGAACTGCTCGTCGAGCAGCTCCATGCCGATGCAGACGTCGCCGGCGTCGTAGGCGTCGTCCGGGCCGAGGAGCGCCAGGTAGTTGTCCTGGGCGATCCAGACCTTGCCGACGGTGTCGGCGGCCGCGAGCGCGAACTCGCCCGCGGTGATCACCAGCAGCGAGCCGGGGGTGATGGCTGCGGCGGCCGGAAGCTCGCGGACCTGCGGCTTCACCTGGTCGACCGGGCCGGCGTAGATCTTGTTGAAGCGGGCCATGGCTTAGGCCTCCTTCTTGGCGGCGGCCGGGAGCTTGAAGGCCGGCTTGGCGTCGCCCGAGGGCGCGAAGGCCCCGTTGAGCGCCGCGGCCTTGCCCGGCTCGGCCTTCGGAGCGAGGGCCCGCGCGGCGTTGAGCGTGAGCTCGCCGGCGGCGGCCTCGTCCATGAGGTTGGCCTTGACGATCTTCTCGCGGAGCCCCTTCAGCTCCTCATCGTCCTTGGCCTTCTGGCTGTTGGCCTGCGCCTCCAGCTGGTCGGTGACCGGCTTCAGCGCGTTCGACACGGCCTCGGCCACAGAGGTGGCGATGGTGGTGCCGATGCTCGCCACGCTTTCCGAGAGGGTCTTCACCTCACCGGACAGCGCATCGAACTGTTCTTTCGAGACAGTCATGTCAGCGTCCTTGTTTTGCTGCTCAGAGGGGACCCGCTCGGAGCCCCGGAGGGCCTCGATGAGGGCGGTTTTCACTCGCTCCAGCCACGACGCACGTTCGCGCCGCTCCAGAGCCTGGGCGAGGTGTTCCAGCGCCCAGTCGACGCCACGCTCAGCATCCTCGGTGAGAGTGCTGTTGATGACGTCGATCTCGTCGCCCGCGGAGTTGACCATCATGCCAACGCCCTGCTCGGGGGTGGCCGCGCCTTCCTCGTCGAGGAGGATGGCGTCGTGGTCGAACTCGATGTCGCGAGCCGTGAACTTGTGGGGGACGTCGCCGTTCGCGGCGTCCAGCATGGCCAGAAGGCCGGTGGAGGTGTGGATCGGGTCGCCGGCCTCGATGGCCGCCAGCACGCGCCGGCCGCCCTCCAGCTGGTTGGCGAACTCGACGTCGATCACCTTGTCGAGCAGGACCCGGCCCTTCTCGCGCCGGACGTTCTCGTTCCAGGCACCGATGTAGTGGCCGTTGATGCCCTCGGGGTCGCGGGCCGAAAGGAACTTGCCGTTGATCGACGGGTGGCCCAGCGGCGCCGGGGTGCGCTCCAGCGTCTTGTAGGACTTCTCGATCTCGGCGGCCGGATAGAGGATGTCGTTCATGACGACGTCGTCCGGCAGGGTGGCCGAGGGGACGATGATCACGTCCCGGCCGTTGCGCTTCTCCTTGCGGATCGAGGCGGCGTTGACGGCGGTGCGGACGTTGACGCGGACCTGCGAGCCAGCGGCAAGGCCGCGGTTGATCAGGAAGGCGCGCGTCGGCGAAGCGGGCTGCTGCACGCTGGCCTCCTTGCGGTTGTGGTGGGGATCAGGTGTCGGCCGGAGCCGCGTCGTCGTTTTCGTCGGGCGTCAGGCCGGCGGCAGCATCGCCGTCCGCCTCGTCGGCCGGCTCCCGGTACTTCTCGTCGTCGGCGAGCGGCTCCCGGCCGGTGACGCCCCGCAGCTCCTCCGGCGTGAAGACGAACTCGCCCGTGTCCTTCATCTTCACGTTCACGTCGGCCATCTTGTCGGCCAGCGCGACCTTCTCCGACGGCGAGCTCTCCGTCAGGTCCGTCCAGTCCAGGTGCCAGTCGGCCTCCTTCAGGATGCTGAAGCGGACCAGCCGGCGGACGACGGCCATGATGTTCGGGATCGTCTCGTCCGTGCGACGAGACATGATCGTCTTGGCCCACTCCTCGGCGTCTTCGGTCGAGGCGCGCTCTCCGGTCTGGGAGCCGACGAGGATCTTGAGCGGGATGCTCAGGGAGGCGGCGAAGTCCTGCAGCGCGATGGCGAAGAAGTGCTCCGGCGAGGGGAGGGTGACCGGGATCGGCGTCGCCTTGATGCCCTGCAGCAGGATCGCCTTGTCGAAGCCCTTGTTGAAGCTCTCGACCTGCTCGTCCATGCGGTCGACGACTTCGGTCTCCGGGACGCCCATCGCCCGGGCCATGTCCGCGATCTTGGCGTCCTTGTCGATCTCGAGGCTCAGGCCCGCCTTGGCGTTCTTCCAGAAGCCCTCGCCGCCGGCGCCCCGGATCTTCTCCAGGTCGAGCAGGCTGTTGTAGCCGGGCTCCAGAGCGGAGGAGCCGTGAACGGTGCCGGTCTCGGACCAGATGATGACGCGGTCGGGGTGGACGTTGAACTGCCGAGGCTGCGACGTCTGCTTGTCGACAGCGGCCTCTTGGAACTGGAACATCTTCGGCTGGCCGTAGGTCTCCGACGTCTCGTCGGTGTCCCACTGGCTGACCGTGAGCTGCCCTTCCCACGCGGGGATGACCTCGACCAGCCCGTCGAGGCCGCCGGGGACGCGGCCGACCGGCTGATCGAACCGCTTGTTGTCGGCGAGGCGCAGGATGACGCCCGCATAGCGGCCGACCATGCCGCGGCGGTCGGCGGTGGCGAGGTTCTGCCAGACCCGGAGCTCGGCGAACCGCTCCCGGACCTCTTTCTCCGTCGGGGTCTCGGGTGTGTCGTCGCCGTCGTCCCGGGCAAACTCCTGAAGCCAGGGCGTGTCCTGCCAGGTCTTGTCGACGGTCTTGTCCACCCCGGCCCGGCCAATGCCGATGCGGCAGTAGGCGTGATAGGCGAGGTCGAAGGTGACGACGTCGGGATACCCGAAGTCGCTGTAGTGGTTGTGCTTGGCCGTCGCGAAGAAGCCCGGGAACATGGTCGCCAGCGAGCGGCTGACGGTGTTCAGGAGCATGTGGCGGGCGCTCATCCGCGGTGCCGCCTCGACAGGAACATTGCGACGGTCGAGGTCTGGCCGAGGGCCAGCTCGTTGATCGCGTCGGCGAAGGCGTCGACCTGATCGTCATGGGCGCCGGCCGGGAAGGTGCAGAGCTCGTCCATGAAGACCTCGTTCCATGGGCCGCGGAGAAGGCGGACGTTGCCGGCTTCGGCCTGGGCCGCGGCGGGAGTGGCGCGGGTGACCTTGTCGCCGGTCGGCGCGACCACCTTCACGGGGTAGCCGGCGAGGAGCCGGGTCAGCGTCTGGGCGTAGGCCTTGCCCGCGGCGCCCGGATCCTGCGGAAGGCGGAGGGTGACGTTCGGCCCGTCTTGGGTCGCTGTGGCGAGGATGGTGCGCTCGACCTCGGCCGGGCCTTCCTGACCGCGGACGACATCGCCGACGTAGAAGACCCCGTCCCGGCCTCTGGCGACCTTCACCCCGGCCGTAGGGTCTCCGCCGCCCTTCGTGGCCCCGATGTCCCAGGCCCGACAGGACTTCTCCAGATCGTTCGGCAGGGCGTCCACGATGGGGAGCCAGGCCCGCTTGAACAGTCCGCCTTCGCGCGGCGCAGGCCGCTGCTGGTACTGCCCGGCGTAGGCGTAGGAGCCGAGGCCCTTCTTCAGGTCATCGACCACCTTCCGGGGGAAGCGGTTCGGGTCGAGGAGCTCGCCGTCCTCAGTTCGAGGATCCCGCAAGCCGATCTTCGTCACCACGGAGCGGCCGGGCTCGTACTCCATCGGGAGCATGAGGTGTTCGAATCCCATGCCGAGCTTCAGGATCGCGCCGGAGACGTCCTGCTCGTGCAGGCGCTGCATCACCACCACGATGGCGGATCGCTCCTGGTCGTTCAGGCGGTTCAGGGCGCCTTCGCGGAACTGGCGGACGGCGGCGGCCCGCTCCGCCTCGCTCTCGGCCGTCTTGGTCGAGTGCGGGTCGTCGATGATGAGGCGATCCCCACGCTTGGCGGTCAGCGATCCGAACGGCGTGCCCTCGCGCGTCCCGGTGTCCCGGTTGGCGAAGCTCATCTCGCCCGTGCGGGTCAGCACCACCTCAGGCCAGAGGCTGCGATACCACTCCGACAGGGTCAGGTCCCGGTGCTTCCGGGTGTCCCGCTTGACGCTGTCCTCGGCGAAGGAGGTGGTGAGGTAGCGCAGGGAGCGGCGGCCGCGCGGACCCCATTCCCACGCCGGCCAGAGCACCGAGACGATCATCGACTTCGATGACCCAGGCGGGACGTTGATCAGGAGCCGGTTGATCCGGCCGTCGGTGATCGCCTCCAGATGCGAGCACAGCGCGTCGAGGTGCCAGTTCCAGACCAGCGGCGTGTTCGGCTCCAGCACGTGCCAGGCCTCGCGGACGAACCCGGCCAGGCTCTCGCACCGCTCCCGGATGGCGAAGAAGTCCCGCTCGATCCGGCGGCGCTCGGCCTCCCGAGCCTCCTCCGCCTCCCGCTGCCGGACCAGCTCGGCCTTGCGCTCCAGAAGCGCGAGGGCCTCAGCCTTCTTCGGGAGGGGCAGCCGGCTCAGAACCTCCGGCGAGAGCGGCGAGGCGAGCGTCAATCTCGGCCTCCGTCATGTTGGCGAACTGGACCGGGCCGCCGTCGGCGCCGGTGTGGCGAAGGGTCGAGGCGTCCCCGTAGACCTTCGGCTTCCGCTTCCCGGCCGACCACTTCTTGGCGTCGATGGCAACGCGGGCCGCCTGGGGGTCGAGTTCGCCCTTCTCGACGCGGCGGGCGATGTCCCGGATGTCGTCGTCGTCAGCGTCCGCCGAGGCTTCGCGCGCGAGCGCGTATTGGCGGCGAAATTCGGTGTGCTCTGGATCGGCAAGCCACCGGTTCACGGTCCGCCGGTCCGGATACTCGTCGCCCTCGCAGATCGACCGCAGGCTCTCGCCATCGGCGATGCGCTCGCAGATGTCGTGGGCCAAGGCCTCGTTGAAGAGCGTGGGGCGGGCCATGCGGGCTCCTGGCTTTCGGGGCGCGCGACGGGTGCATGATCGCCCGTTACGGAAGGGCGGTTTGGGTGCACACTTCAGGTGCCGGCGTATCCTGCCGGCTCAACAGGGAGATCAGAATGGCCAAGTTCATCGAAGTGACCAACTTCAGCGGCGGCAACACCCTTCTCGTTAATGCCGACCAGATCGTCTTTGTCCGTCACCACGTGGACACCGGGGGGACGCCGATGACGCTTCTGCGAATGGCGGCGACGTCCGGCGAGAAGAACGCTCAGCTGTCGATCTACGCATCCGAGTCCTACGAGACCATTCGGGGGCTTCTGACCTAGCGCAGCCAGGGACGCAGCTCCCGTTGGGCCGTACATGGTCAGGTAGACGGCGCCTGGGTGCGCAAAGAAGGGCCGTGCGTTAACCGCTATTCGGCAGGAACGGTAAAGCTAGATCAGTTATTGAAGCGCGCATGACGCCTCAGATGACCGATGAAGAGCGCGAGCTGGACGCCCTTTGGCGCGAGCGGTTTGGGGAGCCGCTGCCGATTCTGGGGGCCGCCGACTTCGTCCGAGCGGTTCTGGCAGAGCCGTCGGAACCCAAGGCCGCCTGACGAAAAAGTCCCCGGACGCAAGGTCTGGGGCCGTTCGGGCGCGAGTGCACCTATGGCTGGTGTCTGTGATTACCGTTCCGATGTCAAGGAACTAGCGATCGGTCCTCGCGGCCAACGGCCGCAAGCGGGCCTCCAGGATGTCCGCGATGAAGTCGGTGACCTCGGCCCCGTCCAGTCCATCGATCGTGCTCTGCCGCATCGACCAACTGCTGTGGTTCTCCGAGGTGACGCGGAAGTGCACTTTCCCGGAGCGATGAAACCGGATCGACCCTCGAAGCATGCCAGGGCTGTCGCTCACCTTCACTACGATCTCAGCCAGATCAGTGCCTTGGTCGCGATCTGTCTTCGCGACAAGAGAGAGCCCTATCTTTTGGAGTTTGGCGTTGGCTTCATTGACCGCAGCATCAACCAACTGCAGTTTTTCCCCCAAGAGGCGCTGCACGCGGGCCGCTTCAGCTTCCTCCTGCCGGACCTTCATTTGCTGACGAGCTATCTCCTCGGCCTTCGCTGCCTCAGCTGCTGCGATCTGGGTGATCAGGCTATCGATCCTGTCGGTCATTGCTCACTCCAATCCGTAGGCGATAGCGGCACAGTCGAGAGCGACGATCAAGGCCGAGCTGGTCCGCGCGATCACCGACCCGCTGTTGCTGAGGCTCCGCAGGTTCGACCCCTTCCCGGCGATCTCCCGCAGGGCCCAGACGGCCCGGCCGAGCCGCTCGACGTCTGACCGGCCGAGGGCACCGCGGAAGGACGTATCCTCCTCCTGGATCATGGCCTCGAGGTCGCGGACGAACAGCTCGCGCTCAGCCCGCTTCTCCGCGAACCCATCGCCGCCGCGGACAATCTTGCGGCTCTTGTCGATCGGCGGAGGGGTCAGTCCCTTCTCCGGGTCGAGGAGCTCGTAGTCGGCGCGGTAGCGGAGGCCAGCGGCGTGCTGGGTGTTGGTGATGGAGCCGGAGGTGAGGAGCGTCTCCAGTCCGTCACGGCTGGCCCGGGGGGCGCCGGCGCTGCCCGGCTGGCGGGAGACGCCGATGTCCAGGCCGCGGAGTGCCTCGAGCCCGCGCAGCTCCTCAAGGTTCGCCTCGGCCTCCCGGGCCCGGAGGGTGGCGTCGATTTCGCGGTCGAGCGTCTCCAGCATGTGATGGCCCCAGCGCTTGGTGGCCAAGTCGTCCGAGGCGAGCTTCGCCTCCGCATTCGCCAGGCGCAGGGCCTGCCCGTCCGTCAGCTGGACGCCGCGGATGGAGATCGGCGACCAGTTGTCGTTCGCCGTGGCGATGTTGTCGTTCGCCCCGATCACGCGGGGCAGGGACGGCTTCGCGTAGCGGGCCCGCTTCTGCTGGCGCTTCTTGGCGCGGTCGGACTTGCTCATGCGGCGGTTTCCTTGGGCGGAGTGTCGTTGGCGGCGAAGAGGTCCGGCTGGCCAGCCTTCCGCCAGCGAGTGATCCCCGCGTTCATGGCGTGGTGCTTGGCGTCGTAGGTCAGGTGGCAGCGCTGGCACATGGCCATGAGGTTCGGCCGGTCGCCGGGCTCGCCGTTGTTCTCCGGCGTGTGATCGAGATGAGCGACGGTCAGGACGACCTTGGAGCCGGTGACCGGGTGCGGCTCGCCATGGGCGGCTCGGCAGTCCGGGTAGTGGCCCGGCGAGCCCTCGCACCTCCAGCCGGCGCGCTCCCGCACCTCCAGGCTGATCGCTTTCCAGTCCTTCGGGTAGCGGGCTTTCTGACACGGGCGGATCGGCATCAGGCGGCTCCCGCGAACAGGTCAGGCTTGGGGTCATTGGCGGCGTCGACCGAGACGGTGACCTTCACCCGGGCCAGCCAGGCGGCGAGCTCGCGGTTCAGGGTCGCGGCGACGGCCGGCGTGCGGGCCAGCAGGGTCCGGTCGGCCTCCCGCCAGCGGCAGTAGTGGTCGAGCCAGCGGACGGCGAAGTCCTCGTCCTTCTCGGCCACGATGCTGGCGCGGAGGGCCGGAGGGCCGTCGAAGGTCGGGGAGGGGGGCACCGCGGCCGGCGCCGCCTCGGCCGGCGCGAGGTACTCCTTCCACCGGTCCTTGTTCAGCACCACGGCCGCGCCGCTGGCGAACTGGCCGCCCTCCTTCGTGCTGGCCGGCAGGGCATAGTAGGCCTGCACCGCTCGCCAGATCGCCGAGGGCAAGCCACCCCGCTTCAGGGCCCCGCCCAGGGCGCGCTGCACGTCCGGCGCCGTCGACCTCCGCTTCCCCTCGACCAGCGGCTGGGCCTTGTGGATGCGGTCGACCAGCAGGTCGAACGAGCAGCCGGCGTCAGCCGCGACGATCAAGGCTTTCCCGAAGCGCTTCAGGTCGATCTCGCCCCCTTGGGGGCTGGGGGTATCTTCTTTTGATTCTGGTTCTGGTTTTGTCGGCAAACCGGAAGCATTTGCTTGCCGATTTAACGCACGTTTTCCGGCACTTGCAGTTCCTCCCGATTTTCCGGCCTCTTTTCGCTTACCGGAAGTGTCGCGGTACTTCGTCAGGTCCTCCGTCACGCGCGGTTGGGTCAGCTTGCCCCGGCTGATGCGGAAGAGGGGCATCAGCTTCGGCTTGATCGCCAGCCATTCCTTGACCGTCAACTTGGCGTAGCCGGCGAGCACGTCATCATCGGCCGTCAGCTTGCCCTCGTTGTTCCAGAGGGCACCGATCAGCAGCAGGTAGGCCCCATGCTCCCGGGCGTGGCCGAGATGGGCGGTGTGCTTGTGGTAGGAGCCCCAGAAGAGCTTCTGGTACGGAGGGGCGGCCATCAGTCGCCACCTCCGAAGCTGAAGACTTCCCGGGGCAGGCCTACGGCGTCGTAGCGGTCATCCCGAGCAAGATTGCCGAACTTCGTCGTGTCCTCGTGGAAGGACAGGCGGACGGTGCCGATGGGCCCATGACGCTGCTTGCCGATGATGACCTCGGCCTGGCCCTGGCACTGCTGGAGCGCCTCGGTCCACTTCAGGTGTTCATCGCTGCCCGGCTTCGGCTCAGCACGGCTCAGGTAGTAGGCGTCGCGGTAGACGAACATGACGCAGTCGGCGTCCTGCTCGATGCTCCCCGACTCCCGGAGGTCGGACAGCATCGGGCGCTTGTCCTCGCGGGCTTCGACCTGCCGGGACAGCTGCGACAGAGCCAGCACCGGGACGTTCAGTTCCTTCGCCAGCGCCTTCAGGGCGCCGGTGATCTGGCTGACCTCCTGCACCCGGTTCCCGCCCTTGGCGTCCGTGGTGATGAGCTGCAGGTAGTCGATGACGATCAGGTCCAGCCCGGTCTTGCGGTGCTGGCGCCGTGCCTTGGCGCAGAGCCGGGCGATGTTGATCCCGCCGGTCTCGTCGATGTGGAGCGGGATGTCCCGCAGCATGGCCTGGGCGTCCTTCAGGTCTGCGAACTGGTCCGGCGTGATCAGGCCCTTCCGGATCCTGTCGTTGGACACGCCGGCGGCGTCGGAGACGATCCGTAGGGCCAACTGCTCCTTGGACATCTCGAGCGAGGCGACGAACACCCGGCCGCCGGCGATGGTCCGCATGCCGCCCGGGGCGTCCGGGTCCGGCTCGCCCCGCCACTTCTTCGCGACGTTGAAGGCGATGTTGGTGGCCAGCGCCGTCTTCCCCATCGACGGGCGGCCGGCGAGGATCAGAAGGTCGGATGGGTGCAGGCCGCCCAGCTTCTGGTCGAGGTCCACCAGATCGGTCGCCAACCCGGTCAGCTGGCCGTCGCGCCGATAGGCGGCCTCGGCCTGCTCGATCGCGCCGTCCAGCGCCTCGGCGAAGGTCGCCACGCCCTTGCCCTGCTCACCCGTCTCCGCCAGCGCAAAGAGCGCTCCCTCGGCCTTGGCGAGGTGGTCCGCGGCCGGGACGGAGGTGTCCTCGGCCTCCTTGGCGATCTCGGCGCCGATGCGGATCAGGTCGCGTCGGACGGCCAGGTCGTAGATGGCGCGCGAGAAGTCGACGGCTACGCGCACCGGCGGCGCCCGCTCGACCAGCCGGTTCAGGTAGGCGAGCCCGCCGAACTGGTTGAAGGCCTCGTCACCGGCAAGCGTGGTGGCCAGCAGGGTGGGCGAGGCGCTCCGGCCGGCCGCGCTCGCCTGCAGGATGGCGTCGAACAGACGCTGGTGGAACGGCTCGTAGAAGTGGGCGCCGCGCAGCCGGTCGTTGATCCGCTCCACGACGGCGTTGTCGTAGAGCAGGGCGCCCAGCAGGTCCTGCTCGGCTTCCAGATTGTGCGGGAGGGACTTGGTCTCGGCGGTGTCCCGCGGATCGCTGTCGACCATCACTCGGCCTCCGCGTCGAACAGAGGGCCACAGCGGATGGCGTCCGCCCGGGCATCGGACATGTCAGCCCAGCGGCGCAGCTCGGCCGCGCGCTTGGGGTAGCGCTTCTCCCGCAGCTCGGCTTCTCGGCGCATCCGGGAGCCGTAGAAGGTTTCGAAGGCGAGGAGGTCGTCCCGGTTCATGGTCAGGCCGCCTCCGCCGAAGGCTCGTCGTCGTTGGCCAGCAGGTCGAACAGCGAGGGGATCGCGAGCTCGCGCTCGGCCGCCTGCAGGTGCTTCACCCCGTCGAGGAAGTAGGAGGTGTTGAGCTCCGCGGCCCGGCCCTTCCGGCCGAGGCGGATCGCGCGGTTCGGAACCGTGAAGAGCCCGCCAAACGGGTCGTAGACGGTCTCGCCCTTCATGCTCCACCGCTCGATGCAGCGGTCGACGATGTCGAACTGGAGCGGGCAGATGTGGTTCTCCAGCCCGCGCCGGGTCTGCTCGCCGTTCAGGGTCAGCATCCGGGCGACGTCGTGCCAGACGTCCGGATCATGGCTGCCCGGCGCCAGGGCCATGAAGGTCGAAGGCAGAGCCCCGCGGACTTCAAGGGCCTCGCCGATCCGGACGTGCGTCTCGTAGTCGTAGACGTCGGCCAGGCTGGCGGCGGTGAAGGCGCGGACCAGCTTGTCCGGCGGGAGTGCGGCGAGTTCTTCGGCTGTCATGGCCCGGTTGCCGCTGGACCGCCAGAAGGCGTGGGCGTCGACCTGCCAGCGCGCGAGGCTGTAGTCGGCCTTAGAGCGCGCAATGCGCTTGTCGGCGTAGCCCTTGGACCGGTCCGTCTGCGGCTTGAAGAACAGGCAGACGTACTCCGGCGAGCCGACGCCCATGCGGCTGCCGTCCTTGCACATCTCGGTGTAGCCGAGGCGATAGGTCTGGTTGTTCTCCCGGACCACGTCGGTGACGACGGTGATCATGCCGGCGAAGACAAAGCCGTGCTTCTGGTAGTGGCCGATCGTCTCGGCATGGAAGGGGGAGACCGCCGGCCGGCCGTGGCCGGTGACCGATCCGAACAGGATCCGGTCCTTGACGTGGATGGCGGCGATGCGGCCGGGCGCCAGGACCCGGAACAGTTCCGGCGTCAGGAAGTCCATCTGGGCCCAGAAGTGGGCGTTGTCGTCGGTGTGGCCGAAGTCGTTGTAGTTCGGGCTGTACTCGTAGTGGTTGGAGAAGGGGATCGAGGTCACGATCAGGTCGACCGAGTTCTCCTCCATGCGCCGGGTCTCCTCGACGCAGTCGTTGTTCGCGACCAGCCAGCCGTCGCCGGAGGCCTCGATGCGCTCCACGCCCGAGGCGCGGGCCAGTTCGGCGCCCATCTCCCGATGGTTCAGCCCGTATTTGCGGATGATTTCGGTCATGATCTGGCGGAGCTCCTTGTCGCGAGCCCACTTCGCTTCCAGGTCCCTGCGGACCTCGCGTTCGGTCTCGGCATAGACGATGTCGATCTCGACCGGCCGGGTCTGGCCGAAGCGCTGGATGCGGTGGATCGCTTGGATGAAGTCGTTGAACTTGAAGCCGACGCCGGCGAACACGGCGCGGTGGCAGTGGCGCTGGAAGTTGCAGCCTGACCCCGCGATCACCGGCTTGGCGGCGAGGTCGGTGATCTTCCCGTCGGAGAAGTCGATGATGGCCTGTTCGCGCTCGTCGAGGTCCTGCGTCCCGTAGACGGACACGGCGCCCGGGATGGCCTGCTCAAGGGCCCGGCGCTCATCCTCGAGATCGTGCCAGAGGATGAAGCGATCGTCTGGGCTGGCCTGACGGATCTCCGCCACCTTGGCGATCCGGGCCGGAAGGGTGTCGCGGCGCTCCTTGGCGGCCTGCTGGAGGCCCATGGCGGCGTTGCGGAACAGGGCGATCTGGCCGTCGCGGTCCGTGTCGGTCGACGTCAGGTCGGCCTGCACCTCGTGCCAGCGGACCGTGATCTCCGGCAGGACATAGCCGTCGTCGGAGTAGCCGAGGTCGGAGGGCTTCTGCAGGAAGATCGCCCAGCTGTTCACCCAGAGCCAGAACTCCCGCTCCTTGTGCGGGTAGAGGGTCAGGTCGCCGGCCTTCTCGCTGTTCCGCTGGAAGAAGCGGGTCAGGGCCTGGCCGGTGTCCATGATGCCGAGGAAGCCGGCGTAGTGGATCAACTCCTTGAAGCGGTTCGGCGAGGGCGTGGCCGTAGCGACGTGCCGGTACGGGACCTGATCGAAGAGCGGCAGGAACGTCTGGAAGGTCTTGGACCCGAAGGAGCGGAGGCATGACGCTTCGTCGAGCGACGCCCAGGTGAAGGCGGCCGGATCGACCTTCCCGTCCCTGACGCTCTCGTAGTTGGTCAGGCTGATGCCTTCGCCGGCCTCGTCGGTCGAGCGGATGAAGCGCGGCTCCTCCTCCCAGCCGAGGACCTGCACGGCATCGCGCTTGAACTCCTGCCGAACCCCGAGGGGCAGGACGATCAGGCCCCGCCGGTCCATGCCGTGCGCGCGCGCAGCCGCGTCGAGCACCAGGCGGCCGGTCTCCAGCTGGATCGTCGTCTTGCCGAGGCCGAAGGCGGTGAAGTAGGCGCGCCGGCCGCCGCGGACGCCCCACCGGGTGATGGCGGCGGCGTGCGGTTTCATGGCCGGATTGATGGCCTCGGCCGGGATGTCGAAGCCGGTCTCTTCCGCCGGCGGGGCCTTGGCGGCGATGAACTCGCGGTAGGCGTCAGACATCGTCGCCTCCGTCGTTCGCGTGGTCTTCGTTCGCCGGCCGCTGGAGCTTGGCGAAGGCCTGCTCGGCCGCGGCATTCTTGATCGCGCGGGGCAGCCGGAACACGGCGCAGATGTCGGTGGCGACGGAGTTGAAGCTGGTCGCCGCATCGACGCGCCCGGTCAGGGGCCAGAGCTTCTCCCCGATGATGTCCAGCGCATCCTTGAGGATGGCGGCCTGCTCGGCGGGATCTTCGATGTCCGCCAGCATGGCGCCCACGGTCCGGCGGGCCTGCATCCGCAGGAACATCGCGCGGGCGGTCCGCTGGGCTTTCCGGGCCGGGGCTTCCCGGCTCCGGTCGATACGCTCGACAAGGTACTGTTCTCGGCTCACGCGGCAGCCTCCGCACGGCGGGCGATCTCGGCGGCGACGATGTCGAGGGCGCCGGCGAAGGCCTCGTCGGACAACGAGCGGAGCCGCGCGGCGAGGCCGACCTCGGCTTCGGCGGCCGGGAGCGAGACGACCTGTAGCGTCTGCCGGCAGCCGAAGTTGCGGCGGATGAAACCCTGCCGCTCCAGCCCCTTCACCATGCGGCAGACGCCACTCTTGGAGGCGATGCCGATATGCGCACGAAGCTGATCGTAGGTCGGGCTGACGCCGTCGACGGTCAGGTCCGCGATCGCCTGCAGGAGGTCACGTTGGCGAGGGGTCATCCGATCCAGTTCCTGTCGTGGTCGTTGGCGGCCGTGAGCCGCTCCAGTTCACTCTCGAGGCAGGCCTTCAGCCCGGAGATCCCTGCGAGGTGGAAGATGCGGTGCATGCAGGTCGTGAGGCGGGCCCGCTCGATGGCGAGGGCGTCCGCCTTCTCCCGCATGGCCTGAATGGCGGCGTCAGGCATAGGCAACCCTCCTGAGGCTGCGCTCGTAGGCCTTCGGGTCCGGCTTGGAGCCGAGCATGGAGCGGGAGATGGCGCGGGCCGCGTGGGCGGCGCAGTACGTCGGGACCGCCCGGTTCGCGTCCTCCGGGACCGGCTGGCCGCAGCAGAGCTGTGCAGCCGGCCGGACCGGATCCCCGACGGGCCAGGAGCACTGGAAGGGGCGGCGATTGATCAGCAGGACCGCGTCGTCGTTGGCCGGCTCCGCGAAGGCAGAGACCAGCTTGCGCCCAGCGGCGGCTGAGGCTTCCGACCGCTTCCGGACTTCCTCAGACGTGGTCGACGGGACGTAGCCGGCGCCGAAGACCTCGGCAGGCTTCAGGTGCGGGCCCGGCTTCCGGCCGCGCGGGTTGGCTGGGGCCTTCCGGACTTCCGGTGCGATCGCCTGTCGGCGGGCGTATGTCGTGCCGTTCTGGCTGACGAAGCTGGCGGGCGTCGCCCGGCCTTCCAGCCCGAGCCGGTGAACCTTGCCGATCACGCCGAGGCGCGTGACTCCGCCCCCAAGCTCCCGAGCGATCTCGGACGCCGAGCGACCGGCGGCCCAGCGCTTCCGCAGAAGCGCGACCCGGTCGTCGGTCCAGCCCGCGCGGTGTTCGTTCGGCGCGTTCATGACGCCCTCCTGAAGTTGATGGGGTCCCACCGGCCGGCGTCCCGCGGGAAGCGGGTGCGCACGGCGTGCAGCCAGAGCCCGAAGGCGTCGGCCTCGTCGGCGTTGGCGGGGGTGAGGGAGTAAGCCCGGGCCGCTTGGACCATCTGGTCCTTGTCGGCCTTGCCCGAGCCGGTCAGGGCCTTCTTGACGGTGACCGGGTAGACCTCGCAGCACTCCACCGAGGCGCGGATCGCGACCATCTCGGTGATGCCGGCGAGGGCGTGAAGCTTGCGGGTGACGTGCGGCGTCGCGCTGGAGGCGAGGATAGGAGCCTCGAACAGCAGCAACGCGGGCTCGACCTCGCGTATCTTGGCCGTCAGCCACTCCTCGAAGGCGACGAGGAAGGAGCCGACGTCCTCGCCAGTCGACGGCAAGCGGACATGGCCGATCTCCGGCAGTTCGCCGGTGTCAGGCTGGCCGAAGCAGAAGCCGGTGCAGGTCGCGAGGTCGAGCGCCAGGAACATCAGGCGGCCGCCTGTTCGTCAGTAGCGCCGGCGTCGTCGTTAGCTGGGGCCTGCCCGAACGCCTCGGCGCGGCGCCGTTGGGCGGCATGCCAGCCCTTCATGAAGGCGTCGGTGTAGTTCGGGCTGATGTGGTCCGGGACGACCGGGTCCTCGCCGCGCAGACCGCGCTGGTAGCCCTCGAACTCGGCGTCGATCTCGTCGCGCGCCGGAGAGGGGAGGTCGAACAGGTCGGGCTGCGAGCCCGCCGGAAGGCCTGCCCAGGTCCGCAGCTTGGCGCGCCGCTCTTCCTCGGCCACGAGGTCACGGCGCGAGGCCTTGCCGTCGTCGAGGATCGCCTGCAGCTCCTTGCGGGTGAAGCCGTCGGCCTTGGCCTCGCGGAACAGGTCCGTCTCCGTCGACTTCTCGGCGTCGTAGGCCGCCTTGGCGATGGCGGTCTTGTTCTGCTGGGTCCGGATCCGGTTGAGGTGATGGACGAAGACGTCCTGCTCATTCCGGTTCGGGATCTGCGGTGCGGACCCGGCGTCCGGGCCCTCCGCTTCGGCTTTCAGCTTCTTGGCCATCTGGCCCTCCTTCGCGACCGCTCAACGGGGCGGTCAGTCCCGTTCGGTCAGGCCGCTCGCAGCGGCGAAGGGCATGCGGCGTCGATCGCTCGCCGGGCGGCCTTGAGGCGGTCGAGCGCGGCTTCGGCGTCCCGCTCAGCGGCGGCGATGGCGTCGATCTCGCGCGGGGTAAGCTGGCCGTCCGACAGGGCCCGGCGGATCAGGGCCTGAGCCTCGAGGGTCTGTTCCGACAGTTCGCAGGCCAGATCGGCCAGGTTGCCGGCCGGGACCGGGAACATGCGGCGCTCGGCGATGGCGCCGGAGTAGATCGGGCCCTGCTGGGCGTACTCCTCCAGCGCGTCGATGATGTCTGCCGGCATGGTCGATGGGTCGTGAGCCGTCTGGTATCCGGACAGGGCGGACTTCTTCACCCGGCAGGCCCCGGCCGCCTCTTCCAGCCCGCCGCAGGCTTCGATCAGTTCCCGGGCCAGACGGGCATGTTCGCGGGGGCTGAGCTTCTTGTTCACTGGATGTCTCGTGGTGCTTTCCGGATGACCGCCGTCTGTCGGCGGCCGTACAGGTCAGGCGGGTTGTTCGGAGGTGGCGGGGTGTTCGTCGTTGGCGGCGTGCAGATGTGGTTCGGGACGCTCCCGGAGGGGGAGGCGGCAGCCTGGGGTCCACTGCGCCCGGTCCAGATGCTTTGCGGCCTGCGCTTGGGCGGCGAGGACGCCGCGGAGGAGGGGCTTCTGTTCGGCGACGATGGAGGCTGCTTCGCAGACCAGCGCCCGCAGCTTCGCCTCGTCGCCGGCACGGACGTGCATCCGGGCCCGCTCGATCAGGTCGTAGACGCGGCCGGCCTCTGTCAGGACGTCATGCGAGAGCATGCGCATCGGGGACTCCTGTGATCGGGGGTTGCCCGCCGCGGGCTGACGAAGGGGAGGGGCCCGCGGCGGGCGCCATCGCGAGCAGCCGGGCGCTCAGCGATGAGGGGGAGGCGGCCATTCAGGCGGCCTCACTGCTGGGGCTGGCGTCGTTGGCGGCTTCCAGCCGGAAGGAGCGGACGAGCGCCACGTCGGGATTGAGATCGGAGGCCGGGATCCGGCCTTCGGAGACACGTTCGATCTCCAGTGCGACGCGCACGCTTGGCGTCTGCTCGCCACGTTCGATTTGGCTCAGATGACCTTTGCTCTTGAGGCCAACACGAGCGGCGAACGCCTCTTGCGAGAGGCCCAGGTCTTTACGGAGTTCGGCGATGTCCATGCGGCGAAGTTTGCATATGCCGAACATTTCGGCAAGCCCGATGTTCGGCATTGCCGTACTGACGGCGCGCGGCATGGTTCGCATACTCCGAACATGTCGGAGAAGCCCCGGAAGACGCGCCCCCTCGAGCTCTACGAGGAGTATCGTGAGAAGAGCGGCTGGTATCTGGCCGCTTGGAGAGACTTTGCGGGCCTGACGCTTGAGGACTTGGCTTCCGAGCTCGGCAGGTCGCGCGGGTACATCTCCGACCTTGAGACCGGCGCCGTCCGTGCTGGCCGGCCAGCGACGCGGTTCAATCGCGACCTGGTGGATCAGGTGGCCAAGGCCGTGCACACGACCGGCGGGCGACTGATCGATGTGAACCCGTTTACGGCATGGGAGCACTCCGCTCGTCTCGATGAGACGATCCGCGCCCTTTCCTCAGAGGACAGGGAGGCTGTCTTGGACATGGCCGAGCGGCTGGCCCGCAAGAGCGTTGCCGCTTGAGTGCAGCGACTATGAGCCTGGGGAGGGCATAATGAAGAAGATCGCAATTGCCGGGCTGATTGCGGCATCGATGCTTTCAGCGTGCGCGACCAATGTCGGAACGCAGACCGTCAACGACTTTGGTCGCTTTCAGCAAGCGGTCGCCGGGCAGACCACGAAGACGCAGATCCACGACCTGTTCGGCCAGCCCCACCGCGTGACATACATTCCGCAGAGCAACGAGAGCCTGTGGCAGTACTATCAGGTCCGTTCGACGACGAACCCGACCACCTTCATTCCGTTCGTCGGAATGGTGACTGGAGGCAACGACCTCGACATCACCCGCGCCGACTTCTTCTTCGACGCCGAGGGGATCCTTCTCCGCACGCAACGGGAGCAACGGACCCGCTACAAGAATCAGTGGCTGGGTATGGCAGACGCGCTCACACGCGACGGCTCTGTCGCTGAGGTTGAGGCAGAAATGCAGCGGCTGAACCTGCCCTTCGACAGGCAGGAAGCGCAGATTGCCGCCGGATGGGCGGACTGGGATGACTAGTCGGCTGCTTGCCTGCTTCGCCGTCCTCTTGTCCGGCTGCGCAGGAATGGCAGAGGGGACGGTCGATCAGTCACGCGAGATACTTCTGACCTCTTCTCCGAGCGACGCTCGCGTCAGTCAGGGCGGCCCCACGATTTGCCGGACACCGTGCACCGTTCGTCAGCAGCGGCTCAACCTTCTGGAGCCGCTAGTGTTCGAGTTTCCTGACGGTCGGCGTGCGGAGACGCGCACTGGCCAGAACTGGAACGCCACGACGCTCGGCAATGCCGCGTTCGGAGGGCCTCTCGGTGTGGCTATGGATGTAATCTCAGGACGGGTAATTCTCGCAGATCGGCACATCCACGCGGTGGCGGAAGATCAGGCTGCAGGAACTTCCGAATGATCGTCTGGCAGGACCCGCCTCCCTACGTTCAGTACCTCGCCGAAGCAGAGGCTCTCGGCCGACTGTCCCTTGCGAGCGGCGCATGTAGTGCACTGAACTACGAAACCGACGTGCAGCGCGGGATCGCCGAGACCGAGGCATATGTCCGTCGAGCGGCCATTGATCGCGTTGGGTCTGACTTCGCCAGTCAGACGTTCGAGGCGGCCGTCGAGCGGGAGACTGCCGAGTGGCAGATGATGACGGCCGAGGGACCTGACGATACCGAGGAAGAAGCGGACGCTAGAATGGTCGACGGCGCCGCTTTCGTCGTCAGCCGGTGCGCCCTCTCCGCAGAAGAGTACCCGTCGGTCATCAAGGCCAACGGGGACGAGCCCAAGACAGCGGCCGAGCTGTTCGAACTCATCATGCGGCAAGGACCTGATAGCGAGTAACGACGCGCCTAGGCGGCGGCATCGTCCAGCCAGGGATCTCGGCCTTCCGGGTCGATAGCCAGCGCCGCCCGTGGCACCGCACCGTGCTCCGCCAGCACCTCCGGATCCGCATAGATTTCGGCCTCGGCGTCGATCCACTGCTGGTAGACCAGAACTCCGTCGGCCGACTTTGCCAGGATTAGGCCGCCTTCCTCGGCGTCGACCGCGCACAGGAACTCGTAACGCTCCGCGGGCTCATGGCGGTCGTTCCAGAATGGCTGTGCGAAGTAGCGAAGTCGGCGCGGCATGGCCGTTGTTCCTCCAATCGTTAATCCGATTCCGCACGGCGGGCTCCGAGAGTCCAGACGGCCGCGTCAGGGGTGCGTCCGGTTCTGACGTGTGGCTTCTGCCGAACCACGGCCCCGCGGCGGGTTTGTGAATGCCGAACATTTCGCTTGCGACGAGGTTCGGCATATGCAAACTTCTCTCCATCAACGGAGAGACCTCATGTCCCTGCACCCGACCTTCTCGGACCTCCTCCGCCGCCCGGCGGCTCTGGACGCCGGGCTGCCGCTGCAGACCATCACGGCCCCGACCGGTGAGCAGGTCCGTGGCCGCCTGACCGACAAGCTGCACGCCAAGGCGTGGGGCAAGCTGATGGTCGGGGGCGTGTCCGAGGCCCCGGTTCTCGATCACGACGACCTGTCCGACTGGCTCGACTTCCACGTCATCGATCTGGTGGGGAATGGGAGCCGGGATCGGTACGAGGCTGGCGCTGCCCGGTGGGCCGCCCGTCGGCAGAAGGCGGCGGCGTGATGGTCGCCAAGCGCTTCACCCACTTCCACGACAGGACCGACGGCCGGGGCGGCTATCGGGACACCGACAAGGTCAGAACGGCGCTCCGCTGGCATCGGGAAGCGGTCGCTCGCGAAGGGACGGATCGCTCGTGGATATACGAGTACGACCGTGAGTCAGGCGAACGCGTGGCCACAATCGCGAACTGGTCACGCGAAGGGGTGGAGGCCTGACATGGTCTTCGCCTGCTCCTCCACCCCCGGCGAGCGCCAAGGCCTGCGCCTGATCAAGGGCGAGGTCGACGGCATCGTCGAGCGCCTCGGCATTCCGGCTGAGCCCGACCGCCGCCCCCGCTATTTCGCCGAGAATGCCTATGTCGTGGTCACCGCCACGAAGCGCCGGATGACGCTGGAACAGGCCTGGGCGGAGGCAAACGACCTCCTGCTGACGGCGACGTGTCCGAGCGTCGGAACGCTGGCCGACGCAGCGGCGGACGAGCTCCAAGACATCATCCGGGCGATGCGCGAGGCGGGAACGCCGACGCCGCCGGCCGCCATGGCGAAGGCTGCGTGATGGAGCTCCGCATTTGCCCCGGCATCAACAAGCTGTACCGCCTCGCGCTGGTCGAGGGGGACGACAGCTTCACCACCCTTTCGGAGCACGACACGCCCGCTCAGGCCGTCATGGCCAAGTTCCGGGCTGAGGTCGCGGCTGACCTCGCTGAACTGCGGCTGGCGCACATCGCCAAGGCGAGGGCAGCGTGATGAGCCGCCAATCCTTCTCCCTTCACGTCGGGGCAATCATCGTTTGGCTCGCGGCCTTCAACACGGCGCTGGAGACCATTCAAGCGCTCGCCGACGCGAGCTGGCTGCTGGCCTCCGTCAAGGCGGTTGCCGCCGTCGGAGCGGTCCTGATCGGTCGCGACATTTGGCGAGCCGCCTGATGCCGCCCCTCGCCGAAGCCCTCATCCACCTGATCGTCGCTGCCGTCTGGATTGCCGGCGGCCTGGCGGTCCTCACCCGCCTTCCGAACCGGGAGCCCTGAGACATGAACCGACCGATGCTGAGAACCGTCGACGCGCTGACCCCCGCCGAACTGGCGATGCAGCGTGAGGCAGAGGCCCGCCAGTTGGCCGAGCAGGAGGCCCGCGCCATCGAGGCCGACGCCCGCGCCCTGCTGGCCCGGTGCGAGCAATACACCCGGCTCAACAGCGTTCACGCCGGCTTCCGCCACGCGACGGTCGAGCTGATCTGCTCGCTGCGGCTCAAGGTGCCGACGCTGAGCGCGATCCTTGGCGCACAGGACGGTGCGGCGTGACCCTCGCGAACCCCATCAAGTTGCCCGACGGCGAGAAGATCGCGGCGCCCGGCGTCTACGACCTGACCATGGCGCAGTATCACGGCGACTGCTGCGCCGAGCCGTCGATCTCGTCGTCGGGCCTGCGGACCATCTGGAGCCAATCGCCGGCGCACTACTGGTACGCCAGCCCCTACAACCCCAACCCGCCGGAGCCGGAAGAGCGGCCGCACTTCTCCATCGGTCGCGCCGCGCATCACCTCCTGTACCTGGGCCGCAAGGGCTTCGATGCGGAATTCGTCGTCCGGCCGTCCGAGTGGAAGGACTGGCGGACCAAGGCCGCTCAGGAATGGCGCGCCGAGCAGATCAAGGCCGGCAAGACTATCATCACCGACGGCGAGCTGGAGAAGATCACCGGCATGGCCCGGTCTCTCGGCGCCCATCCGTTGGTGAAGGCCGGGATCCTCGACGGCGCCGTTGAGCGCTCGCTGATCTGGCGCGATCCGTCCGGCGCCTGGCTGAAGAGCCGGCCCGACAACATCCCGACGGGCTCCGGCCTCTTCGCCGACCTGAAGACGACGGAGAGCGTCTCCGACGAGAGCCTCGCCCGGTCGCTGGCCAGCTTCGGCTACCACATGCAGGCCGCGCTGGTCGGCATGGCCTCCGAAGCCGTTCTCGGCCGCCAGATGGAGGAGTTCGCCCTCGTCTGGGTGGAGAAGGCGCCGCCGCACTGCGTCCGCGTCACGGTCCTGACCGGCGCTGATCTGGAGCGGGGCCGCATGCAGGTCCGCCGCGCCATCGACCTGTTCGCCTCCTGCGTCGCGTCCGGCGAATGGCCGGGCCCAGGCGGCGACAGGACCGATGCCGAATACCTCGAGCTGCCCCCGTGGGCGGCCAAGCAGATCGACCAGCGGCTCGAGATCGCCGCCGCCGAAGCCAACGACAACCACCAGCACCCCGAGGCCGCCTGATATGAGCAACACCGCCGTCGTCCAATTTCAGGCTCCGCGCCTGCCGTATCACGCCGTGGTCGAGGAGCGCTTCGGCGTCGACAAGGCCGGCTGGAAGGTGCTGTGCGAAGCCGTATTCCCCGCTGCGGCCTCTCCGGACAGCGTCGTCATGGCGCTCGCCTACTGCAAGGCGCGGAACCTCGACATCTTTAAGAAGCCCGTCCAGATCGTGCCCATCTGGGACAAGAAGGCCGGGCGCATGGTCGATACCGTGTGGCCGGGCATCGCCGAGCTTCGCACGACCGCCATGCGGACGGGCTCCTTCGCCGGCTTCGACGAGACGCTGTTCGGGCCGATGATCGACCTGGAGCTGTCCGGGGTGAAGGTCTCGGCGCCCGAGTGGGCGCAGTGCACCGTCTACCGGATGCTCGGCGGGCAGCGTGTCCCGTTCGTCGGACCGAAGGTCTACTGGATCGAGACCTACGCCACGGCGAAGAAGGACACGAAGGCCCCCAACACGATGTGGGCCAAGCGCCCGCGCGGCCAGCTGGAGAAGTGCGCCGAAGCCGCCGCCCTCCGCCGTGCCTTCCCGGAAGAGCTCGGCAACGACATCGCGGCAGAGGAGATCGCGCCCTACGGGGCCCTCCGCGACGTCACCGCCCGGGAGACTCCGAACCTCGCCGCCCGCTTGGCGGATCACTCGGGCGATCACCCGACCGAGGGCTTCACCGCCGTTCACAGCGAATCCGAACCCGCCAGCCCCCTCGGCGACGACGACATCCCGACCTTCGACCAAGAGCAGGTCGAAGCCAGCGAAGGGCAGGGGGCTGAGGCTCCGACCGGGGATGACGACGGCTTCCCGGGGGATCGGTGATGTGCAACGCGTGCGGCTTTCAATGCTGCGCATACGACGGCTTTTCGGGATGCGGCTGCGATCACTGTGATGAGCCGGACTGCTGGTCCGAGGACGCGTTCGACGAAGAGCTCGGGGATGATGACGACCCGGCCGAGCGCCACGCGATCACCGCGAGGGCGAAGGTGAGCACGTCCGCGAGGTTGGCGAGGGCGGCTAGGATTTGTGTGGCCATGGAGGCGGCTCCGAGTGGTGAGTCGCCAGAGCTTCGGTCCTTTCCCGAAACGGCAACGCGGCTCTGGAGCTCAGTCAAACCTGACGTCTTCCCTTCGTCAGGACGGGTGCGGTGCCATCGGCTTTCGCGCGTGTTGGTGCATCGATCGTGATCGAGAAGCGCCGCCCCCTGACACGCGCCGAGTTCGGCCAGCTGATGGTCGACCAGGCCGGCCGCTGCGCCTGCCCCTGCCGGGAGAAGCTGCAGCCGCTGACCGAGGGCGTAATCGACGAGCACAGGATCCCGCTCGCCCTCGGCGGCTCCAACGATCTGTCGAACCGGGAGCTCTGGCGGAAGCCCTGCGCCGCGGCGAAGACGGCCGGCCGAGATGCTCCGGCCATCGCGAAGGCGAAGCGCCAGGGCGGCGAGACCGGCCAGCGCGCCCGGCGTGAGAAGCGAGGTGGCGGCTCGATCAAGTCCAAGGGCTTCGGCTCCGTCTCCCGAGGCTTCGACGGGAAGGTGAAGCTGACGAAGCGGGCCCAGCGGGAAGCCAAGGCCAACGACGATGCCCCCGAGGGGGAAGGGAGGGCGGCGTGAACCCGACCGCTGCGAACGACAGAAGCGCTCGGCGCGAGGTCCGTAACCCCATGCTGTCGCTGCCAGCAATCCATCGGCTTGACGAGCTATCGCCGGAAGCGCTGGACGTGCTCGACGCCATTGTCGGCGACGTGGTGACTGATGCTCGCGCTCGCGCCCAGGAGAGCTGGCGAAAGAACAAGGGGCCTATGGCCGCCTACTGGAAGGCTCTCGGCGCCTACGCCCACCACTTCCGACGCGTCATCCGGGCAACCCGGCGCGCGCACCAGGCGGACCTTCTGAGGCGAGCCGCATGACCCCTTCTACCTGGGCCGCCAATGCCGAGCGCCGGGCGATGCCTGACCAGCCCGATCTATTCCAAGAGCAAACCAATGCCTGACGACCTGAAAGCGGTAGTGGCTCGCGGGCCCTCTGGCTGGGCAGGTGACGGGCTGAAACGCTTAGCGCACAGGGCTGAGCCAAAGGTCGCGCCGCAGGAGCGGAGACAGGCGCCCGTACAGGTGCACACGGACCTCAAGCGGCACGATGGGCGCCGGGGACCAGACCACGAATTCGGCGCCGCCCTGTCCGGCGCGGCTGGCTCCGTCAATTGTCAGCGCGAGGTTCATCTCGATCGCCCGCCGCCCGCCGTGAGGCTGGTAGGTGTTGAAGTCCAGCCCGTGGTCCACATTACCGAAGCCGTCGTCCTCGATGGGGCGGCGGAAGTCGCCGAGGTAGGCGAGCTTGTGCTCGAACAGCGCGTCCTTCGGGAGCTTGATCTTCACATAGGCTTGGGCGTGAGGCTCGAGGTCGGCTACGGTGAGGGTGACGAGCCAAAATTCGTTGCCTTGGTCCTCGGCCACCAGTTGGATGCGGCGCCGTTCCCGTTCTGCCCGCGTCAGCCACTGCCACCCCAGCGAGCCCATCGAAAGGGCGAGAGCAGCGGCCGTTCCCACCCCCTGCAGCCAGTCTGTGATCGTCGGCCCCGCCATAGACATACGCTGGCACAACAGAACGCTGTTCGCCAGTGCGGCGCGGCGCGGCCGGCGCGGGCGCGGGTGTCCAAGATGGAACGTCGATATACGGTCTTTGAGAATGGCCGTGGCGGAGGACCCACTAGGGGGGCGCGGGAATGATCTTGGAACTGTTCTGCGTCACCCTCGCCATGCACGACGGCGACTCCGGCCGCTGCCACACCGCGGACGGCCGGAACATCCCGGTCCGTCTGCAGGGCATTGACACTGGTGAGACGGCGCCCTTCACCCGCTGCCGGCAGCGCCCGAACGTCTGGGCCTGCTCGCCTATCGCGCGGCAGACTGGCGGGGAGGCGAGAGCCCGCGCCCGACAGCTCGCCGCGAACGGCGCCCGCTGCACCGACACCGGCCAGCGGACCTGGGATCGGCGGGTTGTGGTCTGCACCGTCAACGGCCGGGACCTCGGCGGCGCCCTCGTGCGCGAAGGGCTGGCGGTCTCGGAGACGAACTTCGGCGACCCCTACCGGCGCGAGGAGCGGCAGGCCCGGGCGGAGCGGCGGGGGATCTGGAGATGA